ACGAATTGTTCAAATCTCCGTCTATATGGAATACATTAAATTGTTCTGTATGGGCGCTTGTATAATTACACTTCTCACAATGAGCCTTTTTAGTGTATCCAGCTTGCTTCCATTTAGGAATTCCGTGGTGCGGTCCGTTGCGTAAGCATACTTCGCAATGTTTACGATAGTACGTTTTGTTGCCTTTTTTGTAATTTATAGCGGCAGGTCTTTGTCTACAAATGCATAATGGTCTCATATTGTATTTACCTCACCTTTTGTGCCCCTTTTATTCGGTGTATCTTATGGTGTTATTACTAAATTCATATAAATAATAGTGAACACACTTATTAGGAGAAACAGAAATGGCGTTATCATCCCCAGGTGTTGAGGTTAAGGTAATAGACGAATCGTTCTATACACCTGCAGAACCCGGCACTGTACCAATGATTTTTATAGCCTCCGCCCAAGATAAAAAGAACGGCGCAGGAACAGGTACCGCACCAGGTACATTGCTTGCTAACGCAGGTAAACCTTACTTGATCACATCACAGCGTGATTTGGTAGAAACATTTGGTGAACCAAGTTTCAAGACAGACACTAACAACAATCCAATACACGGCGGCGAAATCAACGAATACGGTTTGCAAGCGGCTTACAGTGTATTAGGTGTAAGTAACAGAGCATATGTAACTAGAGCGGCTATTGACTTAGATGCACTGGCAGCATCATCAACTGCTCCTACTGCATATCCTGCGGCAGGAACATACTGGTTCGATACAGCAATGTCAATATTTGGTATTTTTGCATGGAACTCAGCGGCTGCTTCTGTAACAGGTGGACAGAGCTTTACTAACAAAGTACCAACAGTTATTACTGATGCTACTAAAGTTACAGGCGGAGCTCCAAAAGGTTCAGTTGGCGCAATTGGCGATTATGCTATTGTTGCAACAACTACACTTAACAAACTTTACTACAAGAACTACTTAGGTACTTGGGTACAGACTGGATCCACAGCATGGAAAGCAAGTCACGCTACTGTAGCGGGTACTGCTAACCCAACAATCGTTGTAGGTCAAACAATAATTATTAACTCAACTACTGTTACTGCTAGTGGCACTACTGGTGCTTCGTTAGTAGGCGATATTAATACAGCTTCAATTAGTGGCGTTACAGCGGCATCTATTGATAGTGTTGTGCATATTTTCTCTACAGGTGCAAACGTTGTACTTGCCGCAGGAACTGGTGCTATGGCATCAGCTGGTTTTGCCGCAGGAACATATTATGCTCCGGCATTAACTATTGCTCCTCATACAAGCGTACCAGAGTACAAGACAGCTGATACTACATCACGTCCAACAGGAAGCCTTTGGATTAAAACTACACAACCTAACAAAGGTGCTAACTGGAAAGTTAAAGTATGGAATGCCGGAACTAAGCTATGGGATACTAGCGCGGCTCCGATCTATGCAACTAACCATGAAGCAATTTTCAACTTAGATAAGACACTAGGCGGTTCTGGATTATCATTAACACAAACTTATGTTAAAGCAAACGATGCTGAAGCAACAGTTACAGCTGGTGATTTTAAAATTTACAAAAGATCAACAACTGGTCCGACAACTATTACTAGTGGCATAATTAGCACTGGAATGTCGTCAGCAAGTTTTACAATTAATATACAAGAGACAATAGTCGGCAATGCGGCGTTACAAAGCGTAACAGCAGTAAGTGGAACAACAACTGGTGCGGCAACAGACGCAGAAGTAGTTGCAAACGCAATTAACGCAGTAGGACTAACTAACGTTAGTGCCACAGTTGACGCACAAAATAGAGTTGTTATTAGCCACTCCAAGGGCGGCGAAATTCGTTTCAAAGACCATAGCGGAGCGGCATTTGCAGAAATGGGCTTTAGTGCTTATGTAAATGCAAACAGCGGAACTACTAACTTGTATACTGCACCAGCAGGCGATACAGCAAACGAGTTTGTTGCTTCAAATTGGCAAGTACTAACATATACTGCAAGCACCACAGCTCCAACAGCGTTGGCAGCAAACGGTACACTATGGTATAGTTCAATTACTGACGAAGTTGATATCATGGTACACAATGGTACTACTTGGGTTGGTTATTTAGACGCAACTAGTCCGTTTTACGATGCAAGTACTGCACAGCAAACAAGTCCAGCAGGACCTATTGTAAGTGCAACTGAACCACTAGCGGCTACTGGCCAATCAGATGGTACAGCTCTTAAGAATGGTGACATTTGGGTTTCAACAGCAGACTTAGATAATTATCCAACAATTTACAAATATAGTAGTGCTACTACAAAGTGGGTATTACTAGATGCAGCCGATCAAACTACTGAAGACGGTGTACTATTTGCAGATGCACGTTGGGGATTAACAGGCGCTACTAGTAATGTAGCTGGAACTATCATTGAGTTGTTAACAAATAACTTCTTAGATGCAGACGCTCCAGATCCAGCACTATATCCAAAAGGTATGTTGTTAGTTAACTTACGTAGAAGTGGCTTTAACGTTAAGAAGTTTGTACGCAACAGTGTTGATACAAATGCACTTAATAAACGTTTTAATAGCAGTGAAGCAATGACAAGCTATTATACACACCGTTGGGTTACTGAATCAGCTAACCAAGCAGACGGCAAAGGAAGCTTCGGGCAAGCGGCACAGCGTAAAGTTGTTATCCAAAGTCTACAAGCAATGCTTAACAGTAACGATGCAATTAGAGATGATGAATCAAGAATCTTTAACGTAATGGCTACTCCAGGTTATCCAGAGCTAATTGGTGAAATGGTTACATTAAACTACGATAGAGGAATTACAGCGTTTGTACTTGGAGATAGTCCACCAAAACTAACACCAGATGCAACTTCAGTCAACGAATGGGGTACTAACGTAAACCTTGCAGTTGAAGATAATGCAGAAGGTCTTGTAACTAGTGATGAATACTTAGGCATTTATTATCCATGGGGCTTTAGCAGTGATAATGCTGGTAACAACATTGTTGTTCCACCAAGTCACATGATGCTAAGAACTCTTGCACTAAGTGACCAAGTTAGCTATCCATGGTTTGCACCAGCAGGTACAAGACGTGGCGGCATTACTAACGCAACAGCAACAGGTTATATTGATTCAGAAGGCGAATTTAATTCAATAGCACTAAACGAAGGACAACGCGACACATTATATGGTGTTAAAGTTAACCCAATTACGTTTATTACAGGTGCTGGATTAGTTGCATTTGGACAGAAGACTCGTGCAAGAAATGCAAGTTCATTAGATAGAATTAACGTTGCTAGACTTGTTATCTATATGAGAAGTCAACTTAACAAACTTGCTAAGCCTTATATCTTTGAACCAAATGATAAGATAACAAGAGATGAGATTAAACAAGCCGCAGAGAGCTTGTGCTTAGAACTTGTTGGATCAAGAGCGTTATATGACTATCTAGTTGTATGTGATGAGTCAAACAACACAGCAAGCAGAATAGACAAGAACGAACTATACTTAGATATAGCAATTGAACCAGTTAAGGCTGTGGAGTTTATCTTTATTCCACTTAGACTTAAGAATACAGGGGAAATTGCAGGTCTTTAACATCTAATAAAATGGGGGCTAGAAATAGCCTCCATTAAATGATAAATACTAGCAACAGGAGTTATAATATGGCTATTTCAACACTCTCAAAAATTACAGTACCACTAGCGAGTGACACTTCATCATCAACACAAGGTTTGTTGATGCCGAAGTTACAGTATCGTTTCAGGGTATCACTTGAGAACTTTGGTGTATCAACACCGACAACAGAACTAACAAAGCAAGTAATTGACGTGACACGTCCGGTAGTAAACTTTGAGGAAATTGAAATCCCAGTTTACAACAGTAGAGCATACCTAGCAGGTAAGCATGCATGGGATCCGATTACACTTAACTTGCGCGAAGACGTAAACAACAATGTACAAAAACTTGTTGGCGAACAGCTACAAAAGCAGTTTGACTTCTTTGAGCAATCAGGTGCGGCAAGTGGCATTGATTACAAATTCGTAACTAGAATCGAAATACTAGATGGCGGCAACGGAGCAAACACTCCTAACGTACTAGACACTTTTGAATTATACGGTTGCTTTATACAAAATGCAAACTACAACTCATTAGCATATAGTGCTAACGAGCCAGTTACAGTTTCATTAAGTATACGTTACGATAACGCAATACAGTCACAAGGTGGCGGTATTGGAACAGCAGTAGGTAGAACTATTAATAGTCTAGTTACAGGCGGTGGCGGTATTGGTTAGTAATATAACCTAAGTGCCATATTGTTATTATTAAAAGGAGCTTCGGTTCCTTTTTTTATCTCTGCTACTATTGAGTAAAATAAATACTATATGAATTATCCAATCAGAACAGATTTAGAAAGTCTCAATTTAAAGGAACGAAACCTCGGTCCTATAACTAACGAAAAACTAGACCCAAGATACCTATCACCATATAATGTTAAGTCTCTAGCAGAATTAGTAGAATTTGGAAACTTTAGGGGAGATTTCTTAGCAGATATCAAAAATAGACATGGTGTTCCTCTAGATTCGTTAAATTGGCAGTATCCGTACATACGCGAAGAAGAAGCACCAAACTTTGATAAGGACCCCTGGCAGTATACTATAAATCAATATGGGTTTAGGGACGTGTGGAGAAACAAAGCTAAACGACCAAACATAGGATTTTATGGTTGTAGCAATACGTATGGTGAAGGCGTAGAATCGTCAAAACTCTGGACTACATTACTTTCTAAACACTATAACATGTGTAAGTATAATTTTGGCATAGGCGGTGCAAGTGCATTACGTATTGCCAGAACGTTTGTAGCAACACAACAAGTTTTAAATTTAAATTATGCGGTTATATTATTACCAAGTTTGCATAGAGTAGATTGCGCTGAAATTTCATCAGATGGAGCGATAGAACTGCAACTGCTACCCTGGAAGAATCCTCAGTTTAATAAAAGCCAGGAAAAGAAGTGGACAGACATATATGCCACATATGATAATAGCATGTTTATAATGAATCTTATATATGCTGTATCTATAATTACAGAAAGCGCAAAGGCAAATAAGGTAAGAATAGTATTTGCATCTTGGGATATGGAAACATTATATACGTTAGATAAAATTAATGCTCCAAATTTATATCCTAATGAAGGATTAAAGACCGAAGACCTTGCAAGAGATGGCGGGCATCCTGGACCAGAATCCAGTAAACTTTTTGCTGAGAAGTTATCTTACTGGATGGAACAAAATTACTTACTTTAATAATCTGCGTACTTTATGTTATAGATAAATATTAGTAAGGAGAGTTCGATGGCAAACATATTAAATGGGTTTCTTGATAACGTATTAAGCGGCACTACTAACCCAAAAGGTGACATGGCAGACTTTCAGCATGCGGCTAGACTGTATACTGATGATGCGTTTAGGCTGGCACCTAAGGCAAAGTTCCTTTACCATGTTGTAATAGAACTAAGTCCAACTGCGTCGGCAAATTTGCCACAATTAGATCAACGACATAAAAACGAAATAAACTTATTAGTTAAATCAGTCGACTTACCAAAAGTAAGTATGAACACTGTAACTAAAAACATGTACAATCGTAAAAAGAATTTACAAACTAGTTTAGAATACGATCCAGTAAACATTACATTCCATGATGACAACTTAGGCATTACTACAATGCTAATGGAAGCATACTATAGATATTATTATGCAGACGGCGGTCATTATGCAGACGGTGTATCAGCACCTTATTCACCAAGAAACACATACAAAGGTGCAGAGGATCACAAATACCGTTACGGGTTTGACAACGATTCAGTTGACCCGTTCTTTAATAAAATTACAATTTATCAAATGGCCAGACATCAGTATACAGGATTTACTTTAGTTAATCCAATAATAACTGGCTTTCAACATGACAGTATGGATCAAGCTGACGCTAGTACTACGCTACAAAATCAAATGACTGTTGCATACGAATCAATATTTTATAGTAGAGGAGCTACTGGAGAAGGTTCTCCAAGAGGCTTTGCTCAAGAGCATTATGACCAAACACCTAGTCCATTAACTGTAGCAGGCGGCGGAACTAGCAGTCTTTTTGGTCAAGGCGGTGTAGCCAATGGACTAAGTAGTGTATTAGGAGACTTAGCAGGCGGCACGTTTAATCTTGGCTCTGCATTGAATACATTTAATACGTTTAAAAATGCAAAAAGTTTATCTAAACAAGGATTAATAGAAGAAGGATTTAATATATTAACAGGTGCATTAGGAAGTGTTGCTAAAGAAAATGCTAGTGGTCTTAAAAATACTACGTTTCCAAAACAGTCTGCATCAACTGCATCAACAACTGATACAAGCGGTGGCAGTGTTGAAACTACTTCTCCTAACTATTCAACTAAAGTCGAACAAGCAAAAATTAACAATGGACCTAGATAAATGGCAGAATTAAACTTAGTACCAACAGACAGCGGCAATGAAGTTAAAGCATTCTTTAACAATTACTTTACTGAGTCTATTAGTTACCCTGCTAACCAAGTTGACGCAGTAGTAGGCTTCTTTCAAAAAAGAGGGTTTGACATAGCAAGTGCTACTGGTGTTGCTACTGTACTATTGCTACAAGCAAAGGTTGACGATGTAAATGTAATGACATTGCTTGATACATTAACTGGATTAGAAGATGTTGCAATTAGTCAAATTGTTGCTGAAATACTAAATCACAATAGACAAAAAGTTAGTACACTTGGTTATAAGATTACAACTCAAACGCCAAGGACTGAAAACAGAAACATAGTAGTGTAATATGGGTCGGTTTGCTCAGGGTAGATATACGTTAAAGAATCCGGAAAAATTCGTAGGTAACAAAGCTCCAATATACAGAAGCAGTTGGGAATATACCTTCATGCAATTCTGTGACGGCAATCCTGCAATTACACAATGGGCAAGTGAAAGTATAAAAATTCCATATAGAAACCCATTAACTGGCAAGCAAACAATATACGTACCAGACTTTTTTATTGCTTACGGTGATAAAAAAGGTAAACAAAAAGTTGAACTCATAGAAATAAAGCCAGCCAATCAAACACACAAAAGCCTTGTGGGCAAAAGCGCCCACAACCAAGCACACTGGATAGTTAACCAAGCAAAATGGGAAGCGGCGTATGCTTGGTGTAAACAAAAAGGTATTCAATTTCGTATTTTAAACGAAGGCGATATCTATCATAATGGAAAAAGATAATGGATTTAGAACAATATAAAGAACAAATGACAGACATAGCAATGCAAACTGGTAAATTTGTAAGAGGTGCAAAGTATGTTAGACAATGGGATAGACATTTCTCAGAGAAAGAATATATGGTTAAAAAAGCTGAAGAACTTGGCTTGCTAACGGATGTTAAAACAGCAATTGACGTC